TTTTTGTTGTCAGAACCACGGCGTGCTAAAATAGCATAGCCTTCATCACGCATTTCAGCAATACGTGCTGAAACTGTTGCTCGTGTTGTTTTAGCAATCTTAGCTAGTTTAACGCTAGAAATGCCATTGTCGTTTGTACGTAACGCATTCAAAATGATATCATATTTTGACATAACTACTCCTTCGAAGTGCTGCTTACTAGGTGCCTTTTTTGTCGCAGCGTTTCCAAAAAAAGCATTTAAAAATGAACTTTTAATAACCATAATTTTCCCCTAAAATAATATACAAAACAACCACTAATCCTATGATAGAAGTAATAAAAACTAAAGTATCACCTAAATGAGATTTTCTTTTAGGACCAAATACTTCTTGATATTGCTCATCATCCCACTTGTAATCATACATAATAAAGCTCCCTTTTTAGTCAAATAAACCAGGTCGATTCAACATTCGATCAGCAGCATGATACTTAACCATGTACTCTTTAAACCTTGTTTCAACCCACTCTCTTGCATCACCCTCTTTACCACTTGCAACATCATATGGAATTAAGTGCATTGCACAGTAATATCCAAATAGCATAACATAAAGTAGATATGACATATTCCCCTTACTGACAAACTTGTCAACGTCTTCTTTATATCGATCTACAATCCTAACTAATTCACTCATTTTTTCTTTTCAAAATAAGTTTGACATTCGACACACATAGTAACTCCAGGAACAGCAGCTCTTCGCTTCTTAGGTATTTCAACGCCACATTCTTCACAGTGGCTTAGTCCTGGACCTGTTTTAATTTTGGATCTGATGTCTGCTACAGCATTCATGTGTAGATGAATAGCATGAAGCTGACCCATTTCAGACTCTTCTAGGTTTTCGTTCTGGAAGCTTTCAACTTCCAGATTTTTGTTGTTGTTCATTGATGGCCTTTTTTTGTTGTTCTTCTAACCACTCTTGGTGTTCTAATTCTTGTTGGTGAGCCCAACCCTGCATATCATTATCATCCATGATATTCCTCAACTAGCCTACCGATGAGGTTAAGGTTGTTTGAAGCCCATTGATTGATTTGTTCGATTGGAATTTCTGAGATAAAATCTGCGTCTGCTTGATCCATAATGTATTCCCTAACTGCGCTAGGGATATGATCATGATCTTTGAATAACATCACTGTGTTCATAATAAGCTCCTTTTTTAACTTACAAGGACATTGTAGAGGAATTGTGACAAAAAGTCAACTATCTAAAAAAGTCCTTACAAATCAAGGAGTTAATCTTCTTCGTGATTTATAACATTATCTGCCATGTTAGCACTGAGGCTCGGGACTGATTTCTTAAATTTTCCAGGTTTAATCTCGTCATTCTTGCGATCAACAAAAATAATGCCAGCTTTTTCAAGTTCTTGAATAGTAACCTTTGCGCCCAATCCTAAGCCTATTCTCCAGCCTAGTTCATAAAGTAACCAAGCGAAAATAAGCCAACCTAAACTCATTGCTATCCACATACAGTTCTCCTAGTTCTTTTCCATGACGGTCACATATGGTAACCATTTGTGGACGTTTTTCAATACTCTATCGTGTACAGGCTTCCATTTTAAACCCTTGAACGCCTTTCTATAATACCCGTAGCTCGTTAAAAGTCTTCGCTTTTCAATTGTTCGTAATACTTCATAGGGATCCAAGTTTGAATAATGATACTTTATTTCCATGGCAATGTCATGTCCAAAAGTATCCATTTCATCAAACATACTTAAATATTCTAAGTGCTCTTTTGCAGCACCAGTTTTTCTGTGATTGATTGGTTGATAATAGTCGAATTTGTAGTTATCAGCATCGCGTCTACTAAATTGACTTTTGTGAATGAGTTCGTGTTGTATTGCTTGAGATATCACAAAAAGAGTGTGGCGGACATTAGTGCGACTCCAGTTGAAATACTGACCACCCTTTTCACTAAATTCTAAGATCATTTCAATTGGAAGATTTCTACGGTTCCAATAATAGAAGGCCTTAATCCAATAATCTTCTGCTTTGAGTTTTGGGTTTTTCTCCCAAAGAACTATAACACCAAATGGTTTTAACACCTCTTGCAATTGACGGACAATAGTCGACTTTCGCATGTGGCCTTTCCATCGATCCTCAAGCGCAAGTAACTTTTTATCTATTTTCTTAGCAAGATACAAAGTCCCTCCCTTGTGAATGTTATTTGAGGCCATCTGTTTTATTTATAGTTTAAATGAGCTGAAGTCCTTCTTTAATTTATCGCTACCAAAACTTTTATCTTTGTCACTTATTGTAACTTGACCGCTTTGGCTGATGTTAGTTTGAGCATGATCTTCTACGTCATAGAGCTTCATTTTTGCTCTATCGACTCCGATCACAAATTTACGATTAGTCGTAGGATCATTATATCTATTCTTTAACTGTTTAACCATAAACTGATTAAGCTTTTCTAATTCATCATCAGTCATAATAGCAAACATAAAATCTACTGTTGCAGGAAGACCAAATGATTCAGATGTATCAGTTAGATCAACATCTGAGTTTGCATAGCCACCTCTTGTTGTTTGTGTAGCACTTAAGATAGGTACATTAGATTCAACAGCCAATCCTCTTAGTTCTTCTGCTATCGATTTAATGTAGGTGTATGAATTAACTCCAGCTCCTTGCTTCATTCTTGAGCTAGTACAAATGTTTAAGTAATCAATAATAATAACATCAGGATGGAAGCTTTGTTTTAAAGATAACTCATTTAAAAGAGCTTTAAAGTGACCAACATGAGCACCTGCAGTTGGATATTCTTTAATGATCAAACGACCTTGAGTCTTAGCTTTGATCTTTTCCATTCTATTTTCATATAGGTTCTTAGGTAGATCTTTCAATTGATCCATCTCTAAGTTCATAAGATTAGCATCAATACGTTCTGCTATTCTTTCTTCTGCCATCTCCATTGTAATGTATAGAACATTTTTATTCTGAGCAAGAGTTGATGCTGCAAAGTGGCACATGAACAATGACTTACCAACACCAGTCCCTGCTAGGACTACGTTAAGAGTCTTGTTAGGTAATCCACCATTTGTGATTTTATTAAAGTAATCCAAATCAAAGGGTACTCGAGTTTCAACCTTATGGTAGAAATCATATCTACTATTGGCATCATTAATATAATCGTGGCCGACATGATTATCAAAGCTGACGGCAAGAGCTTCTTGCAAGATACTTGGAAGGGCTTCAGTATTATGTTTTTTGTCACGACCGTCAATGATCTCAATCGACTTAAGTATGGCATTATAAACCGCCTTATCTTTACAAAATTTTTCTGTTTCTGCATTCAACCATTCTTTATTAGAGTCTGATTTCTCTAACTCAGATAGTAATTGATTCACATCTTTAAATGCTTCTTCATTAAGATTACTATTTTGTAATGAGATCGTGAGAGCTTCTTTGGTTGGACATGCATTATATTTGTCTATGAATGTCTTAATTGTTTTATATAAGACTTGATCTGTTCCATTAAAGTATTCGTCTTTAAGGAATGGAGTTACTTGACGCATGAAGCCTTCATCGAAGACTAAATTTTGTAGTATGGTTTTTTCTATTCTATCCATTGTTTTCTTTTAGGATTTCGTCAAGTATAACTGACATTATAGGTCTTAATTCAATGTCGGTCAAATCTGTTGGATTGTGAACAATCTGATAGTTATATTTGACTCTAAGTTGTGATGCTTCTTCAACAAACCCAACATTTGTATATCGATAAACAAGACCAGAAGCGTCGCCATCTAAGATAGCGACGTTCCAAATATCATCTAGTGGATCTTCAATCAGTTTGTATGTTGGTATCTGCGTCGGCGTAGTCAGACTTGATATCGTCATCTTGGATATCCTGTGCCAAGCTTCCGTGACTGATTTTGTAAGTTGTCTCAACATACTCTCTAAACTCCTTTTTGCTCAAGATTGGTAACCAAAAGTCTTTTGTATAGGTGTCTTTAACTCTATACTTCTGATCAGACCCTTTATGTTGATACCAACCGTTAGATGGCTTCTCAACAAATCCTCCATTAAGAGCTACTTCAAGAAGACCTGACCACTTACTGATACCACCTTCATAAGTAACTTCAATTGGTATCTTAGATTTCTCTCTAACATACCGACTCTTCTCAACATTAATAATAAAGTTATAACCAACAACCTCTGTACCTTCTTTTTCTTGTTGACGACCGATAATAAAAATATTATCAGCTGAATAGTATGATCCAGTTCCACCACCAACAATATCTTTAGGATACATTCCAATTTCTTTATATGTATGATTAACAACCACCATTGGAATATCTTTCAATGTTAAGTGTGGTGTTACCATTCTGAATAATGACTTAAGTTGTTTAGCACGACTCATATCAGCAACAGACTTTTGTTCTAATGAGTCTTCAACTTCTTTCTTAGAAGCTAGGTTACCAATAGAATCAACGATGATCATAACGTGATCGCCTCGTTCAATGTTAGTCAATTGAGCCATAGCGTCATGCTTAAGTTGCTCTACATCTGTGATCGGTGTATGTAATACCTTTGTTGGATCTATACCAAAACTCGTGAAATAACTTTGTGGTGTACCAAATTCCGAATCATAGAAAAGAACGACAGCATCTTGATACTTGTCCAAATAGGTTTTAGCTAACATTAATGCGAACGCTGTCTTAAAATGTTTAGATGGACCCGCGAACATAGTAAGGCCTGGAGTTAGGCCACCATCTAAAGAGCCAGACAGCGCCACATTGATCATTGGAATGTTAGTTTGAATAACATCCTTTTTAGTAAACAATCTACTGTCTGATAGAATATCAGTTTCTCTAATTGTGCTATTCTTTTGAAGCTTTGCTAAAAGACTCATACGATCTCCTCAACAACACCAAGAATTTCTGCTGCTATTAATAATCCACCAGCAACAAAAAATTCAGAATTCATAAGCGCTACTGC